CTACCAGTGCCTCACCTGTTCCGGCGGTTTGAACGGTTTTAATACCCCCTGCTATGGTGGTTGGTGTAAGGTCGATTTCAAGGTCTGGCAGTTCACTGATCACACCGGGTGTTACAACCTCTCCCTCCTCATCATATTGGACTGTTGGAAGCGGCTTGTCCTCACTTACCTTCACCCATACGTCTTTTCCAGCCGCCACTGAGGCGGCTTTATCATATCTCCATAAATTCGCCATACATATTCATCTCCTGTTCTCGTGTGAGTTCTCACATGAAATAATCAAATTTAAAAAAAGTAAAAAAAGGGAAAATAAAAGTAAATCCCTTATGGTGCTGTGGTTGCCGGCATAGCCATAACAACCTTCTCCTCATTCTCAAAGTGGCAGTCACCACGAAGTGAAAGGATAAACTTATAGATCTGGTTTTCAACGTCCTTATCACTTTCAACAGTGATACCACGTTTAAATCCATGCACAAAGTTATTAGGCCTTCCCAGGAAAGCAACCTCCTTACTAATATTAGTGGCGAATGCTGCGCTATTAACTGGGTAATCTAATGCAGGAACCCGTCTCACTGGGATGTCTTCAAAGGTTAATTCCCCGCTTTGCAGTACGGCCTGATCACCTAATGGACTATCCTTACTCTTGAGTGAGCGTCTGTATGCGGATACCTTGCTGGTTGGAAGGTAGAATACTGCTCCGTTTAGATATTCGGGGTCAATGGCATCGTACATTTTGGTTAGCATGTCATCAATATCGGTGGGGTCAAAGTCACGTGCATTTACGGCTCCGCCACCATATAATATCTGGTCTGCATCAACTTTCTGTGCCCATCCATTTACCTTTGCATATCCGGATGGTACACTTGCACCAGGGGTCAGGTCGGTGTCACCGAAGATAAATATTCTTTCAAGTGACCGGCCAGCAGCACTTCCAAAGAGCTGTGTTACGGTGGTTTCAAGTGTTCCCTGTTCAATGTTATCTTCAAGGGCTTCGTAGGTTAGTCTGGTTTTACCCATCAACTTCACGGCGTCTAATTCGTTAAGGGTGAATGTAGGGTCCTGATCGGTTAGGGTTATCACGCCGGTTGAGCCGTTACGACTTCCATCTTCCAGGTCTATTTCCATTGTGATCCTGTCTATGTCGTGTTTATCACTTCTCATTGGTATGAATCTGGAAGCGTCAAGCATTACGGTTGCTTTCTGTAATTCCTGTATAAATGCAGCTTCCTTATCCACCTGTAAGACGGAGGTGTTTAAGCTTGAGACTACGGTGTCCACGAATTTTATTACCCCGCCTTTCTTTATGTATTCGGCTAATTGTGTGTTAATATCATTTGCCATAATTATCATCTCCAATTAAAATTTTTTTATTAATTTTATAATCTTTTTTTAAGCTCCAACAGTGGCTTCGATTGTATGCCATTTCACGCCGTCACATATACAGAAATAAGTTTTTCCACTTGCATGGCTATCAAGATATACTCCGATAGCTCCAGCTGCGTTTGCTACGGCTCCAAAGGCACTTATCATTTCATTATTGGTTGGTGCACCATTAGTATCGGACGTGGCAAATAACATATTTCCAGCTATACTTTTAGCTGTTAATAATCCATCACTGTTGATTGATGCCTGTTCTGCGTTTGCACTGTCTTTTATTATCAGTTTTTTAGCGCCTTCAGCATCTCCCAGTTTAGCTATAACATCTTTACCGCTCGCCGCGACTATGGATACATCCGCACCAGAGGGAGTTATATTCCCTATTAATGCCCCGGTTACGGGGCCGGCCAATCCTGCTGCGCTTGTTACCAATCCGTTACTATCTATTTTACATACTTGCACTCCATCACTATCTTTTACTACAACAGCTCTGGCACCTGCATTGTCTGATAGGTTTACTTCAAGGTCGGTGGATGCTCCGGGTGTGATGTCTGCAATGGCGGCATCTGCTATTTCCAGGTTTGCCCCTCTTATTCTTAGGTTTTTTTCAATCATAGATAATCATCTCCATTTTATAATTTGTTTCCGAAGGCGTCTCTTCCCAGTTTTTCCATGAAAGATTTGTCGGTGTTGCTGGTTTGTTCGTCGATGTCTATGGATTTCTTTATTACCTTTTCAGGTTCTGGTTCTGGTTCTTCTGCGGGTTCTTCGGGTTTTAATTCAACTTCTTCGTCTTCCTCTTCCTCTGGTTTGGTTTCAACAACTTCTTTTGCTGTTTCCGGTTCTGGTTTGGCTTCGGGTTCCTTTGGATCTTCTAATCTTAATTTGGCCAGGTCGTTCTGTATGTTCTGGACGGTTTGATTTAAATCTTCCAGGGTAATCTCTGGCTGTGGTGTTTCTATCTGTGGAGCACTGGCATTTTTGTCTATAAAATAGTCAATAACTTTATTTAAAATGCCCGCTGTTCCTTTATCTTCATCATTCATATTATTTACCTCCGTATTTGGATTAAAACTTTTTTTAATAAATTCGTCTGGTTTAAAAACCTTAAATATCATTTCGGGATAGAATGGCATCTTCACAATACTCACCGCGAGGGCCATCCATTTTCCTTCATCAACATCACTAAACATCCCCTTGATTATGCCTTTGGGTAGTTCAACACCTTCAGGCCATGCCCCTACACTATAACCGGTTAGTTCTCCTTTATGTATGGATTCCTTAAGTATTGGGTCGGTTATTCGGCTGGTTACAAACCATGTTCCGGCGGGGTATGATTTTCCGTTGAACTGGGTGTCTTCTGGTGCTATGTAGCTTTCAACCACCTTTCCCTGTTCCTGGTAGTTATGTTGGACGTCGATTATGGGCGTTCCTGCGGTGTATGTGTAGGCTGCTTTCTGTATTTCTTGTGGTGTGAGCGGTCTGTCTGTTAATCCCATTTCTGGCCTTCCGATTAGTCCGGGTGATAGGACTGGGCCTTTTATATATAGTTCGGTCATCTGTTTTTATTCCCCCGTGATTTCTTCTTCTCTTATGATTGGTGTCATGGTGCATGCGCAGTTGATTATGTTTTCCGGGCTTCCTTCTGGTGCTCCAGGATAATCTAATGGTTCGTCCATGACCTGGAATGGGTCTTCCACGTATTGTGTTTGGCCGTTGGCTTCTTCATGCCATTCCCGGCTGTTTGCTAGTCCGCTGCTTAGCCATCGTTTTCCTTTTACTGCTGTGGATTGCATCATGGCATCGTATTTACTTTGGTTGTAGGTGCTGTGGGTTTCTGTCCGGCTTATACGTTGTAATTGTGTATTGGTCATATCTGTAAATTCGTTGCGGAGTGTTTCTGTGGTTTTTTCGAGTGTTTGGCCTTCACGTATTCCTTCTTTGATTCTTGGTAGTACGTCGCCGGTTAGCCGGTTCATGGTGTATTCGCTGGCACGGAATGTTCTTTCTTGTATTATGTTGGTTAGTTTATCGGGTCGTAGGACGCTTGTTGTTAGTTCTACTTGTGGATTTTTTATTACCTCATATTCCCCGGCTTTATAAACTTGGGTTAGGGTTTCTTTGTATGCTGCTTTGATACGGTCATCATATCTCATGGGGTTGATGGTTACATCGTTCATTGTACGGTCGACTAGTTTTTTACTTATCTGGTTTAGGCGTTTGTTTAACCTGTTTTGCATCTGGATTAATTTGGGGTTCCTGTTTTTTAGGATTAAATAGTCTTTGGTGAAGTTTTTGAGTAGGAAATATCCTTCCTGTTTTATTGATAACACAATTACGCTTCCATCACATCACTACTAAAAAGCTGGACCCATTTATCATCAAGACTTTTCTGTATTCCTGTAAGGTCAGGTTCAGTGTTACCGCCCAAAACATTGGTATTATTCACCATGTAAAATTCATCAAGCTCAGGATAAGCCACCTGTATTTCCACGCCGTCAGGGTTGTTATCAAGCTTAAAGAGTTCGGTTATAACCTCACGGAGTTCTAATGGTTTCATAGCAGACTTTTCAACGGCTTTAACTCCGATTTCAAATTCGGATTTAACGTCACGTATATCCAATCCCAAGTATTCATGCTCCCAGTCCATGATCTCAATGTCATCGTGTATGATCTGGTTCAACACATTATCCAGCATCAACTGTTTAGGCCGGATAACTCGGTTGTTATACTGTTTGTTACGCTCAATATCCACCGCACCACCCAATGCACCGTCTTTACTTATACCGAGGCGGCCTGGTGGTACTTCATGGGCTGCTAATATTTCCTCCATATTACTTTCACGGAACTTCTCAAATGATGCTTCTTTTAGTTCATCACTTATCTTTGTTACCTGGATCTGCATTCCAGCTTCTTTGCCGGATGATTTGATGGTGAATACAACAGCGGTTCCAGGGGCGTTGCCTGCTTCGAGGAATGCTTTTTCCATGCTTTCTTCAAAGGTTTCGCCGGTTTCTTCATCCGGTTCTTCATCATAGTCGCCGGTGATGGTGATTAGGTAGTTGGCCACGCCGTTGGTTTTAAAGTTGTTCTGGTTGTACTGGCGGAGGTAGTCGTCGCTAATTATGGTTGTAACGGCGGGGAGGTATTCGGGTTCATGGTAATAGTCACTGTCTGGGCTGGTGTTGTTTAGCCATACAATTTCTGTTGCTATGTTTTCATCCAGGGTTTCTGGTTCCTTTTTTATCCATGCGCCGGTTGTGCCGTTTAGGTCTTCATCGGGTCTTTTACCATATATTTTGAAGTACTGTGTTTTTGCCCCGATTTGTTGGACGGCGCTTTCCCCTCCTTTGCACATGCGGATGGTGTTGCTTCGGATGTGTTTAAATCCACGTATTATTCCTTCCTGGTTTCGTAGTATTTCAAAGGCGGCGTGGGTGTATGTCTGGTAATCTTCCATAGTGTGGTATAGTGCCTGGCTGTTCTGGTAGTTGTCGAATAGGTCTTTGAGTGTTTGTTTGTTCTCATCGGATGGGTTGTCTTGTATGTTGCGGGGTTTCCATCCGTTCATTGTTACGTCCATTGCCACGGCTTTTAATGCTTTGCGGTGGTATATGCTGCTGTTTCGTAGTTGTTTTAGTCCGGTATTGTCGATGGGGGGTGTTATTATATTGTTTTGGGTGTCCACGGTTTCGGGGATTACCTTGTCGGTGATTATATCATTTTTGTCGATGCCCTTGTTTATTTGGGGGCTTAGGTTCATTGTTTTCACAAACATGGTTTATCTCCTTCTTTTCCGTGGTTTAAGAACTGCTTTAGGTTTAAATAGTCTGTTATAGCTTCCTGATAGTGTGTCTACCATATCATCATGACTACCATATGGGAATGCCCGCATCTCTAAAAATAGTGGGCCGTTCCATGCTGCTTTTATGAATTTGATTTTACCAATTTCTACAGCTGCCGCTGCATCAATAGCTCGGATGTGTTTGCTTCCTGTTGGCCGGTCATCACGAACCTTATAACCTTTTAATACCTCTGTTTTATAATTGTAGAAGCTGTCTTTACTTGTGCTGCCAGGTTCAAGTTCAATATTGATTTCAATACCTGTTCCATACATGCGGGTTATTTTGTCTATGGTGGATCTGATGGCTGTTCGGTTTCCGGCTGGTGATTTACGGAATCGGGTGCAATATAAAACAAGGTAGGTCCCGTCCTTCAATAATGCCATAAGTAGTATGGCCGTATAATCGGGGTCGGTGGTGTCGGTTGCTTCTGTTGCCGCCCGGTCTATATAACACACTAATCTTTGGAAGTTTTCGGGCTGTACTTCACTGGCAGGGATGGTTATAAATTCCCCTTCAAAGACATCTCCTTTTAATTCCTCTGGTTCCTGTAAATATAATGCACTCCACCAGAATGGGCCTTCTTCTTCTCTTATTACTTCCATTCTATCTTTGCTGAATCTTTCAGGCCATAATGGTTCGCCTTCATCATTCATTGCAGGGAGTATTAATTTATCCCATTCCTCTACACTGTTATCCAGTAGCCATCCTGTTAGGTCTGTTTTACTCCACCTGGTGGATACTACAATCACGATGGAATGTTCAAATAGACGGGTAAAAATAGCAGACTTATAAAATTCTACAACTTTCTTATTTTGGGCGGGGCTTAAAGCGTCTTCGGGGCCTTTTATCAGGTCATCAATAATTATTATATCTGCATCTTTACCTGTGATTGCACCTTTATATCCAAGGGCCTCTATCTTACCTTTATATTCCTTCCCATCACAGTCCATGAATTTAATTTTGGTTTTGCTTGCG